GACGAACTGGCCATTCGTGTCGTGACGCGACCATGCCCAGATGTCCTGTTCCTTGATGTAGGTCAGGCACAGCATGATGCCGTCATCGCGCACGGCCCAGATCAGCTTGTACGGCTCTTCGGCCCAGGCCCACTCGCGGATGGTGTGACCGAGGAATAGGTGCCCCGCCAGCACCGTCAGGTCCGTGCCCGTATAGATATTCGTGAAGAAGTTATAGGCAAGGTCGCGGACGATCGACCCCTTTTCCTGCACATAAAGGATGTCGTAATTGACGACGATCGGCGGCACGTTGTCGTGGCAACCGTTGTAGGCTTGCGGGATGGCGCTCTGGTCCGCCGGAGTGATGGCCACCTGCAGGCCGCCATTCACCTGCCAGGCGCCAAGTCCCGTCAGGACGATCAGCCCGTTCGGCATATTGATCATGAACTGGACGCCGTTGAGCTGCTGGCTCCAGGGCGTTCCGACAATCGCGTCGCTGTCGATCGGCGGCAGGGAAGAATCCATGTTCTCGAAACTGCCCGGCTGGCTCATCCAGTAGGTATCCGGCTGATTGAGCGAGGCGGCGTAGACGCGGCGCTGCTGGAAGTAGGCAACCGTGCCCGGATAGGTCCCCGTCGCAGGCCCGATGACTAGGACAGCGGTGGCGCTGCTCCCTGTCGTCCCGGTGAAGACAACGGTATCTGTGGGCACGTAGCCGAAGCCACCATCCTCAATCAGGACAGCCTGTATCTGGCCGTTGAGAATGACGGGCTGCCCCGAGAATCCTGCGCCGGACGTCGTGATGACAGAGACCGTTGAACCGCCTGTATAGCCGGTGCCAAAGGCGGTCATGTTGACTTCGAGGATTGCCGAGCGCGCGAACGGGTCGTTGTGAATAGGCGGCGTCGTCGTGAAGTCGGCGACGATATTGCTATCAACGAAGGACAGGCCCAGCGAGCCGCCGCAGAAGCCGAACAGGCTGCCGACCGGTACGCTGCTCTGATAGGCCGTCGGCGCTTTATAGATGTTGTAGCCGGCCGCAACCGTCACCGGGGACCAGTTGATAACGATGCTCCCGGCCGTGATCGCGATGTCGACGGAATCCGTCACGCCAGCAATCGGGGAGGCCACGCTCTCGTCGTTGTTCACATCGCTCAGTGCGGTCACGACATAGGCATAGCTCGCCGCGTTCCCAGCGCCCGTCGTGTTGGTTGCCGTTGCCGAGGCGGTCGCCGGCGGATCGATGCTGGATGCAAAACTCTCTTGGGTAAGGGTCCAGTTGTTAAGATCAATCCGCGCTAGGTTGAAGGCAGGATACTCGACCCCGCTTTCCTGATTGACGCAGCACAGCGTCATGACGTCCTGGCTCTGGGTGAACTTCAACCAGGGCAGGTCTTCGGCGGCATAAGGAGTGTTGATGAAGAAAACCGTCGCTGCCGTTCCGCCGCCCGTGTACACGCCGAAGCTCGTCGAATCGACGACATTGCCGTTGAAATCCTGAAGGCCAAACGTGTTGGCGGTCGGCGAGATGACATAGAATGTCTGGCCATTCAATTCGGTCATGCCGCGCATGTCTTTGATGAAGACGGCATCGCCGACATTGAAGTTGCTGCCGGCCGCTGTTAGCACGCAGGGGAAGGCATTCGTGGCGCCCGTGATCGGGAACGGGTCGTTCAGCACATACTCGCCATTGACGATAACCCGCATGTAATGGTCGCCGAATTCCAGCGGATAAGACTGGTCCACGGCGAACTGGAAGTCGATGAGACGCGGGGGTGCCGGCGAGCACTCGTTGCAGCCAAATGTCGGGTTGACGACGGAGGGCGGCAAGTTCATTGCCGCACCATTATTGATGCCGAAGTGAACACCGATCGCTTGGTAGGTGCCCGAGGCCGGGATGGTGGTCGCCGCCGCCGGCGGCGTGGGCATTACAAAGTCGAAAGCCGTTTCCACCTCGTAGAGCGGCATGGCGATTTTAGAAAGCCCATCGCTGATGTACGTCGATTCCAGCCCGCGCTGGAAGTAATAGACCGGCGTGGCCCCGGTGGGGATTGCACCAGTCGGTCCGAGGTTTCGCGGCGCCCAGAACGGCGTGCTCGCCGGGTCGTAGAAGGCGTCGATAATGGCCATGTTGGTTGGGTCGGGCTTCTGATTGAAGCCAAACCACCACTGCGAATAGGCGCAATCGTCCCACATATCGGTGTGGTAGGGGTTCGGCGGCGGAATATCGTCCTCGCGGCCTTCCTCAGCACCGAAGTTGAAATAGAACTGCTTGTTCGCGCCGGAGAAGAAACTGAAGCCCGGGTCCAATGCCGCGCCCACATTCAGCGGCTGAGTGGCGGCGAAGTTCCCGGTTCCGTTGTTGACTTGCGTATAGCAGATAGCATCGACGCGCTGCCACGAGCCGTCGGCGATACCCTGATAAATCTCCGCATGCCAGTTGGCGCCCGTGAAGTCCCATTGGAACATGACGGGGAAACCAGCGACCGGGCAGTTTGGATACGTCGACGTGGCATTCCAGAAATCACCGGTCGAAACCTGGAACAAGTTGACCAGCGTGGCATTCGCCCCGAACACCTCTTGGAACGAGATGACCATGTTGAGTTTGCCCGGCAGAATGATCTCTGAGCCGCCGCCGCCGTGGCCGCCATCGGTGCCCTGGTTCTGGAAGTAGATGGCGAGCTTGCCGGCGTGATCTTCTGCTGGGCTGTTCTGAAACACGATCTGGTTGCCGCTGCAAAGCGTATCGGTGGTCTCATTGCGGATACCAATGGGGTCGATCCAGCCCGTGATTGTACCCTTCTGCGAAGATGGCGGCGTTGCATCGGGTGGGCACGAGCCCTGAAACGACTGACCGACGAACTTCGTGCCCGCGCGCGAGATGGCCCCGCCGCGGTATGAGGCGAAAAAATTGCGCATCGTCGACGCGCCGCTGTGATACTTGGTAAGGTCGACGCGCCCGAATAGCTCGGGGCTTATCTCACCGGCCGCGAATGATGGCTGGATGCTTGCGGTCGCCATCGGTCAGCACACGTAGGTCCCGCAAACGAAACTGTCCCAATAGCCATAGTACGGTCCGACGCCGCCAGTATCGGCATAGACCCCACGCACAGCGATCCAGTCAGGTAGATGGTCCTGCTGGGTTGTCCCCTCGTTGCCGTCGCTCACCCGCGCCTGCTGTACGATGCTGCCCGCCACGCCGACTTGATCCTTGAAAAGCTGCGCGTTACGCGCCAGCGGATTGACCAGTGAGGCAGCGAGCGTTGAAACCATCGCTTGGACCAGCGACGGGTCCCAAAGGTCCGGGTCATCAATCTTCCTTGTGTACACAAGCTGGGCGGTCGGCAGATTAGTCAGGATCACCTTTGTCAGGTTGCTGGCAACCGTATCGCTGGCGATCTGGTATGGGATGGCGCCGGGCAAGCCCCACTGTGTCAGGATATTGCTGGGTCCAGTGGTAAACGGTGGCGTGACCGCCGGCTGATTCCAGACCGGCAGGATGAAGCGCGCCTTCATGCAATCGGAGGGGTAAGAATACTCCACAAGCCATGGCTGTGGCGGCGGATCGGACGAAGGCACTCCATTCACTATCGCGGCCTTCAATTGCGTTAGGGTAACTTGTGCGCGAAGACAGCCCCAATGGGCCGATCGAAAAAGCATGTCCCTGAGCGGAACATAAAGCTGGGATATCGCGTCGGCTTCGGTCGATCCATCGCTTGGTGAAAAACTGGAAATCTGCCCTTGGGCGCCTATGGACAAGAGCGCTTGGTTTGCGATGTCTAGTGGCGATGTCACGGCTATACCTTCCCGTGTTTCCGCAAATAGGCGGCGGCAGCGTCTAGTAGACGCGGATTGTCTTCAAACTGCCCAATTGACACGTTACAGCGGCGGCATAATAGACCCCGGACCGCCCCAGTGCCGTGGTCATGGTCCACATAGCCGCGTTTGAATTTTGTTGACCCATCGTGGCCGATATGGCCGGTGCAGATTGCGCAGCAGTTTGCTTGTGCCGAAAGGAGCGCGTCGAACACCTCTGTGGACATTCCAAACGAACGCCGCAAATTCTTCTTGCGCGAATACTTTTTTAGATATGCGGCGTTTTTCTCTGCCCATGCCCTATGCCGCTGGCTGCTGCATTTCTTGCAGTCAGCCCTTCGCTTCGGGGCAGATTTCAAATTACGGTAAAATTCACTGATGGGCTTAACCGCCCTACAAACTGAGCACGTCTTGCTAAGTTCGATGACGTTTTGTGCGAGCGGATCGGACACGCATCTCTCCATAAACCTTGGGGAGAGCGGCCGCTCAGTCCCCGTCGTCTGCCTCAGCAGCTCCGTTACCGTACAGGCGACCCGCGCGTGCTGCGACAGGCTCGCCCTCGGCTTCTTCGTTCTCTTCGTTCTCTTCGTCCTCGTCTTCAACCTCGAGGTGCGTGATCTGCAATTCGATGCGGCATTCCGGGCCCGCGCCGTTGTCGCGCTTGGATACTGACGTCACCGACGCCATGGCGAACAGATGGACCATATCGCCGACGCAGCAATCTGAATCGAGCCCGAGCTTGTCGAGTTCATCCTGAGTGAGGCAGATGCAGAGGCCATAGGGATAGTCGGGCTGCATCAGCGCAGTCGGCGCCGAAGCCTCGGCCATGTCCTCCGCCTTCTCCTGCGGCGTCTTGGCCATGTCGACCATGGTTCTGAAGGCGCTCATTGTTACCCCCTTTAGGTCCCGCCGCCGGGGGCAGTGCCGTCAGCGCCTGCGCCCTCTGGACCGGACGCCATGCCCGTCGTGATGCCGCCGAGGAACCCAGCCTTGCCAGCCTCTTCGGCGTGGCGCTTGGCCATCGCCTTGTGATCGGTCTCGTGCCGGCCGTGCATCTGTGCGCGTTCCTTGTCGTGGCGCGCGATCAATTCCTTGCGCTCCCCAGCATGGCGGCCAGCCATCTGGGTCTTGGCATCTTCGACGCCAGTCTCCGGGTTCGGCTCGGCGCCGGGCGTCTTGCCCTCGCCAGTGCCGTCCTTCTTGGTCTCCGGGGCGCTGACCTTTTCGCCGCCCTCCTTGGGCATTGGCTTTTTCTTGCCATCCTTGCCGGGCGGATTCGCGTAGCGCTTGGCGGACTTCGAGGGTTTCTTCTCTTCAGCCATGCTTTCCTCCATAGCGCTTGCCGATTAAAGCAAGGTTCGCTTGGCGGCCAATCTTGCCACCGGCATCCTTCTTCTCTTCGGCGAATTCTGCTGTGCTCTTGCCCGCGGCCTTCGCCTTAGCCTTGAACTGGCCATGGGCATTGGCAAACGCGGCTTTCATCCAGTGCTTCTTCTTGGCCATCTCAGTCCTCGCGGGCCGTATTTTTGATCCGGTCACGGTGGACGCGGCCATATCGCCGCGGGGCGGCATCCGCCTTGCGCGCTCCAGGATCGACACGTGCATTGGCCGTTGCAATGGCCTCCCCCTCTGGAACGCCTTCCTTGAGCATCGCATTTGCCATACGAGCGGCCTTCCCGGCTTGCGCCGAAGAAAGCCGCTTGTTATGGCGGGACCGATACTCCTGTCCCGTCCAAGGCATCAGCCAGCCGCCTTGGGCCCGTTCGGGGTTTCAACGACGATCGCACCCTGGATCCGGCCGGGCTGCTTGAAGCGCCGGTCGGCTGCGCGAGTGACGACTTCGACGTTGGACTCCCTCACTGTGCCCATGACGGACTTTCGACGTTCAGCCCCGGGCTGGCCGACAACCTCCATGGCGTTCGAGGGCCGACGCAGGGCGCCGTTCTCGTATGCCTCGGAGATTGCCGAATCCAGACCCTTGATCGGCGTCGGCAGGCTTTCCAGGTACTGCTTCATCCGCTCTCTCGCGGCACCGTTCAACGGCTCCATTTCCGGGTTCGGAATGCCGTCGTAGATGATTTCCGTCGAGGTGCCGTCCGGCTGGTCTTGCGGCACGAACACATCGCCCTCTGCGTAGAAAGGCTTCAGCAGGCGATAGCGCGGACGCTCCTGGGTCTCCATGGTTTCTCCTTTGGCCTACACGGCCACGTAGTTGCTCGGGTACTTGCCGGCGCTCCAATCGGACCGCTGCAGTGCGATCCAAGCGGAGATCAGCGCCGAACCGGTGAACTGGCCGCCGCCGGTCAACACGTAGTTGAGCCGGACATAACGGGGCAGCGCATCCGTGGTCAGACGCCGCAACGGCCAATCGAAGGCCGCCACCTTGGCAGGCGTTGTGATCGACGTCGAAGCGATCGCGCCAGTCTCAACATACGTGGTCCAGTTGGTCGAGTCCGTCGACCCCTGGAACTGAATGTTAATGCTGGCCGAGCCGCTGACGCCCGCCATCGAAGTGATGTCGCAGAAGACCTTCGGGAAGGCTTCGCCGTCGCCGATGCCGAGATCGGCACCGTAGACCGCATCGCCGCCCATGGTCGGGAAGCCGCTCGAAGGAATGAAGTTCGAGCCGCCAGAGAGGTCGATCACCGAAGAGCTGGTCCCGGTCGTGGTCCCGGAGAAGCTCTGGGCGTTCGAGAATACAAGGCTGTTGTCGAGGATCATGTGATGGTTCTCCTTTCCCCGCTTGCCTTACGACGTGCTCGAAGTGACCTGCGTCTCGGTATTGAGAAGCTGGTCGACCACACGGATGGGGATTTGGCGGAATTCGATGACCGGCTGGCCGGCATACTCGGTCGGGCGCAGCAGGACGTTCTTGTCGCGAATGGCCTGGATGTCCAGGAATTCGCGGACGGTGCGGTTGCAGTAGAAGGCCGGACGAATACCCGGCGCCACTTCATCCGGCGCGTCGGTCTTGACGATGCCGGATTCACGCCGAGCCATGGTCGGCAGACGCACCACCATGCGGGACATGAACGAGAAGAGGTCGATCGGGGCCGTCGTGTTCTGCAGGCCCAGCGCCGCCGTGGTCGTGTCGATGTTGGCCAGACGGCAGACATACCGCCAATCCTTGACGCAAAGGCCGGCTTCCCACTTGAACCAGGAAGTGTAGGCCTCATAGCGCTGACTGTTGGCGTCGTAGCCGGGGACGATATCGCCCTTGTCCTCGAAGACCAGTCCAGCCTTCGACGCCTTCGGGAAGATACCGAAGCAGGTCTGCTCACCCCAGCCGACGAGCCAGAGCGAGGTGTTGGCGCTGCCCGTGCCGCCACCGTCCAGCACGTTGACGGCGTTCTGGGCCGTGCTCGTGCTCGTGGTATTGAAGCGCTGGCTGAAGCCGGTGAACGCCTGCGGCGTCACCAGCACGTTGCCGTACATGATGGTCTGGGCCATCTGCTGGCTGAGACCCTCGAGGTGGGCGTTGTCTTCCGAGTAGCGGAAGGCGGCCACATCGCCGTTGAGTTCGGCCAGCTTCTTGTCGATCTGGCTGTACGCCTCGAGCATGCCCGTGCCCTCAGTAACCTGGGCAGTCGTGCTCTTTGTGTACGGCACGCCCTGATAGAGCATGCGCCATGTGCCCTGCGGCAGACCGGTGCGAAGCGTGGTCTTGTGGCCAGTGGGCAGATTGCCCTCAATCCACATCATGTCGTCAAAGATTTCGTTGCACTGCGACAACATCTCGGCGATGTCGTCGATCGCGCCGTCGGGCCCTACGCGGCGGGCCCAGTCGGCGAGAGAGAGGAAGCTATTCGCAACCATGGCTTACCCTTTCTGGGGTATGGAACCGGCGTAGCGGCGCTGCTTCGGGTTCTGCTGTGCCGCTGTCTGCACTGGACGCGGGGCCACAACAGGAACCTTGGGCTCGCTGAGCGCTTTGCCGATATTGTTGAGGAGCCGGATCAGCGACGGGAGGTTCGTCGCTCCGGTGTATTTCAGGTCGGCCCGAAGCTGGGCCAGGTTTTGATCGGAACCGGCGTACTCCTTGATGACATTGAGTGCGCGGTTGATGGATGTGTCGAACCGGTTGCCCCCGATTTCGGGGTCCTTCCGCACCTGTTCGACCAGATCCTCTTGAAGCTTGTTGAAGACTTCGCGCTGATTATCCTGCATCGCCTTCTGCATCTTGCCGAGTTCGGCAATGTGCATGTCGACCAGACGCTGGCCCAGTTTCTGGGTCTCGCCATGGACCTGTGCCGGATCCTTGGCAATGGCGAGTTCGTACTCGCCAAGCGCGGTCGTGTAGGCACCAAGCTCTTGCTCTCCGGCTTTTAAGCCTTCCGGGAAGGTAAAGGGCTCGTACTTCGGGGCAGGCGCAGGTTCTGCGGGGCCCTCTGTTGCCGGGGCAGCATCGGCGTCGGGCTTCTTATCGCCCTCGGCTGCTGGGGCCGGCTCTTCCGCTTTGGTTAGAAGCGAAGTGGGTTCTTTGGCTGGAGCTGCTGGCGCGGCAGGCGCCGGTTCGGCAGGCGCGACCGCGGGCGCCGCAGCAACCGGAGCCGCTGGGCTGACGGGGGCAGCGGCGGGAGCGGGTGCCGCAGCGCCGTTGGTCGGGGAGACGGGCGCCGGAGCGGGGGCTGTCGGCGCCGCGGCCGCAACCGGCGCTGCGACTGGGGCGGCGGCCGGAGCAATGGGGGCCGCAGGAGCAGCGGGAACGACTGGATCAGCCATTGCCCGCTTCCTTGATCATCAGCGCATACATCTTCGGGTCGGCCTGCGACAAGTCGGAATTCAGGATAAGGCTAACAGCACGCGCGCCCTCGTTATAGGCGGTCTGGTACGGATCGCCCGGCGAGTGGCTGGAGCGGGTGAGATTGCAGTGCTGCATCAGTCTCCACATCCATAGTCGACCGGCTGGTTTGCCGAGCAGGCCGCGAATAGCGTCCTGCATTTCCTTGAGCCGCCGACCCTCATCGCGCTTGGCCCGCTGCACCTGGTCCGGGTCGGAAGCATCAAACGGCTCCTCCGGTATCGGATGTTCGGGCGGCTCGCGCTCATAGTCCGGCATTGCCGCAAGAAAAATGCGGCTGCATGGAGAAGTGAAGCCGATTGATACGGTTTCTCGTGACAAGGCGGCGGCGGAGGCATACAGTGGGCGCCCAATGAAGGCGGGGACACAACGCACCACCTATCAGCGGCTGACGTTCCGGGTCACGTCGCTGCATCTTGACGCGCTGGACGAAGCCGCCGAACGGCAGCAGATCACGCGGTCCGAGGCCCTGCGCCAAGCGCTTCAATTCTGGCTGGAATGGCGCGAGCCCGCCGCTCCTCGGAAGGCGACTAGGGCATGAGCAACCCCGTCACCCGCCAATGCTGGGACCCAATCACCGACGAGTACGTTGCCCAAGGCAGTCTGGACGGCACGAACTGGAAAGAAATCGCGCGCGTCCGTGCGTCTTTCGTCCAATCTGATCCCGCAAACGCGAAGATTTTCAAACAGGCAATTGACAAATGGAGGAGTGACCATGGCCCACATCGGAGCCCCAGTGAAGCGTCACACGGTAGTCCCGCTGACGCAGCCAGTACCCCAGACGACGGAGCCAGCGTCTCAGCCAGTTCCGTCACCGTCACAGCCGGCATCTACGCCCCAGCCCCAACCATCGCGGGTCTTGGAACCAGCGACGCCAAAGCGGGCGGCGTAACGCCCGCCGAATCGCCGCTCTATAAGCTAACGGCGCCGCTGTACTACAAAGGCATTTACTACAATGCTGGCTGCACGATGGCTTTCGACGGGCCACCGAATGCCGAGATGATCCCAATGAACGCTGCGGCCAGGGCCGCTGTTGCGGCAGCAACGCCTCCGCCGGTGCCTGCGGCCAAGCGCGCCTCTTTTGCAGCAGGACTAAAGCCCATGGGAGTCCCACGACACCTGATGCCGCCGCCAAGTGCCTTCTTGCATCCTATCAGCGGAGGCGGAGGCACGTCCTATTCGGGCTCGATAACCCACGTCGAAGGCAAGCGGACGATGCCCGCCCACTGCATGACGGTCGGCGAGATCACGGCATGGCGCATCTGGACCATCAAGCACGGCTATGTCGCCAGCGTGGCCGCAAATCACGTTTGGGCACCGAACCAGCCGACAACAGGCAAGCCCGACGAAGGCTACGGCGTGCATGCGTGGAAGACGCTGACCGACGCGATTAAATACGGCGGCGAGCGCCTTGGCCCCTGCATCCTCGGGCGCGTCCAGCTATGGGGCATGGTCGACGAGCACGACATCGGTTATCGCGCCGAGTTCGCCAAGATCATCTCGTTCGACCGCGTATTGAATGTGACCGACAGGGCCCAGCAGAAGGAATTGCTGACCGAACTGCGCAAGACCTACGGGCTGAAGGAAGAGAAAGTGGTCACGACGGACACCGGCGTCGACGCCACGCCCGATCCGAAGTGGCTGCTTCCCGGCGCTGTGACCTATGTTCCACCCAATATATACAGTGCCGTTCGCATCCGCCACGATCCGCCGACACTAGCGCCGAAGCCGCCGTACAAATGGATCAATTGGTTTCTGCTCGGGTTCGGCGGAATGCTTATCAGTTGGGTCGCCCTGATGGTCAATTACTACGCAAACAGATGACCGGCCTCAACCACCTCCGGCGCCGGATCGTCGAGGTCGCAGCCAACGCTGGCGAGGGACATATCCCGAGCGCGCTCAGCATTCTGGATATCGTGCATGTGCTCCATTGGAAGGCGATGGCCTTCAATGAGCGCGGCGACGAGAGGCCGCTCGGCGACCACTTCATACTGTCCAAGGGACACGGGTCGCTTGCGCTTTATGCCGTCCTAGAAGAATTGAGCGTGCTGAATTTAGATGACTATTGCCAGCCGGGCGGTCTCTTGGGCCATCCAGAACGGAATGTTGCGGCCGGCATTGAAGCCACCACTGGCTCTCTCGGCCACGGCTTTCCGATGGCCGTCGGTCTCGCCTATGGGCTGCGCCTCCAGAAGTCCGACGCGCGTGTGTTTTGTCTCGTCGGCGATCAGGAGCTGAATGAAGGGAGCTGCTGGGAAGCCATCATGCTCGCTGCGCGGTTCGCCTTGAGCAACCTCGTTCTGATCGTCGACGACAATGGCAGCGCCACGCGCAGCACGCCGATGATCGACCTGACCAATAAATTCGCCGCCTTCGATTGGGCCGTGTTCCGCTGCGACGGCCATGATCACAGGGCGATTGCCCAAGCGCTGGATCCCGTGCCGTATCTTAGTCCGCTGGTCGTCGTCGCCAAGACCGTGAAGGGCAAAGGCATCGCCCGCATGGAGCAGGACCCGAACGCTTGGCATCATCGCACACCTAATCCCGTCGAGCTTCAGAATATCCTCGAAGAGTTGGAGGGCGTGCCCGCATGAAACTGGTATCCCAGCGCCGCGGATACGACGCGACATTTGAAGTCGGCCGCGATCCGTTCTTTCAGATGGCGGCCCAGATCGAAGCGATGGAAACGAAACTCAGCAAGCGGCCGAGCGATGCGAAGTTCATCGTCGATTACGGCGAGATCAAGCGCCTGTATGCGATGCCGCTGGCATACGTCGAGATGGACGTCGGCCCAAATCTGGAGACGCGCTTTCACGAAATTCCTTTAGAGGAGACGTCATGAGCAACGCGGGGGACAATTCGATAGACAAGGAAATGCTGCAAAGCTACGTGGAGCGCATTGAGCGTCTTCTGGGCGAGAAGGCCGTCCTGCAAGAGGACATCAAAGAGCTTTACTCGGTGGCCAAGAACCAGGGTCTGAATACAAAGGCACTCCGCAAGCTCATAGCCGAGCGGGCGAAGCCGATGGACCAGTCGCTGGAGGAAACGCTCGACGCCTATCGGGCCGCCCTTGGCGCATTGGCGGATACACCGCTGGGAGCGGCAGCGGTCGCCGCACGATGAGAACTACAGGAAACATAGCTGGAGAAAGATTTGGGCGGCTCGTGGCTATCCGCGCGCTTGATGAGAGGCGGAAGGGCCACATTATGTGGGAATGCCGATGCGATTGTGGGAAGGTAGTGATTCGCGCGGCCGGATACATTGCGAATGGCAATACGTCTAGCTGCGGCTGCTGGCGGGATGACCTAATCGGCGCGCGGCAAAGAACTCACGGGAAATCTAAGTCGGCGACATATCGCATATGGAAAGCAATGCGACGCCGATGCAATTGTCCCAAGGATTCCGCGTATGAATACTACGGCGGCCGCAGCATCAAGGTCTGCGAACGTTGGGGAAGGTACGAGAATTTTTTGGCGGATATGGGAGAAAGGCCACCGAGCCTTTCCATAGATCGCATCGACGCCAATGGCAATTACGAACCGGGTAATTGCAGATGGGCCACTCAAAGCCAGCAGGTAATTAATCGACGACCGATAGATACATTTGGCGAAAAAAACCCCAATTCTAAACTATCTGCTGCACAGGCAGCAGCCATCAAAGGGCGCCTCTCTGCGGGAGATAAACGCAAGGAAATAGCCAGGGATTTTTCAGTTAGTCTATCGCTGGTAAATTTGATCGCCCAAGGTCGCATTTGGCAAAATGTCTAGCCCCGCAATGCGACAGGCATTTGCTGCAGCCGCCAGCAAACTTCTTGATACCGACGATAAATTTGTCGTTCTACTCGGGGACATCGGCGTCTTTTCGTTTCGAGATGCTATGAAGAAACACCCGACTAGATGCCTGAATATTGGCGTGATGGAACAAGCCAGCATATCGTTTGCCGCAGGATTAGCGATGGCCGGTTTCTACCCGCTGTTCCATACGATTGATGCCTTCATGGTCAGACGCGCTTATGAGCAAATTTACTTGGACCTAGGGTTACAACGATTGCCCGCGCTCTTGGTGTCGGGCGGCTTTAATAACGATTACCAGAAGCTCGGGCCCACGCACCACTGCCCCGAATCGAAGTCCATGCTCCGCAATATCCCCGGGCTCATGGTGCTGGAACCGGACAACGACGAGAAGGTCGCGACGGCCATCGCTCTAGCGTGCAGCTCACGGTCCTTCGCCTATATCCGGCTTCGAGGCTAGATGGCCTGGGGCGCGACAAAGGGGGACCTGCTCGGCGAAGATGCGGCGCGTGTAGCCGCGCACGTTGATCTGGAATGGTTGCGGGGCAAGCATGTCCTGATCGCTGGCGTCACCGGCCTCATCGGCATGCACCTAGCGCGCTCGATGGCGGACGCTGGCGCCAAGGTGCTCGGCCTGACGCATGAGGCAAAGCTGGGCGAGGACCTGGCCGCCTTTCCCATCCAAGAATACGACATCGTTGTCCATGCGGCAGGCTACGCCACGCCCGCGAAATTCCTCGCTGACCCGGAAACCACCATCCTGCTGAATACGGCGGGCACAGCGGCGTTGCTACGCGCTGTCAAACCGGGCGGAAAGTTCCTCTATCTCTCGTCGTCCGAGGTCTATAGCGGCGCCAGCATTCCGCATTCCGAGATCATGATTGGCCAGACGACGCCCGCCCATGAGCGCGCGCCCTATATCGAGGGCAAGCGTTGCGGCGAAGCACTGGTCCAAGCAGAGCAGCGCCGCGGCGCCATTGAGTGCAAGATTGCCCGCGTCTGCCTAGCCTATGGGCCTGGCGTGAAAAAGGGCGACACGCGGCTTATGAGCGACCTGATCCGTGGCGGCCTGCATGGACATATCAAGCTGCGCGATTCCGGTCGCGCAAAGCGGTGCTATCTCTACATAAGCGACTGCACCGAAATGCTTCTGAATATCCTCGGGACGGGCAAGCACACGCTCTACAACGTCGGCAGCCCAAAGAAAATCCTCGTTCTGGGGCTCGCCGACATGATCGCCGAACATACGGGCGCGAGGCTTGAGATCGGACCGCCGATGACCACGAGCGCGCCTCTGGCCGTGCGCCTCGATATGAGGCGTTACTTTGAGGAGTTCGACGGGCCATACTACACGCGGCTGCACACTGGCGTACAACGCGCCATTGAGTGGGCCAAGCAGATCGGGGAAGGGCCGGAGAAATGAGTTATGAATTCCCGACCGCGATGCCGCATTGGGGCGACGAGGAGCGTGCCGCCATTGCCCGCGTTGTAGACTCCGGCCAGTTCACAACCGGCCCGGAAGTCGGCGCGTTCGAGAAGGAGATCGCCGACTACCACGGCCGGCGCTTCGCCATCATGGTCAATAGCGGCTCATCGGCGAACATAGTTGCAGTCGCAGCCCTGTTCCACAAGGAGAAGCGCCCGCTTCGCCGCAGCATGGCGGCGGTCGTTCCCGCCTTCGCTTGGGCGACAACCTGGGCGCCGCTGATCCAGCACGGGCTGGAGCTTTATCTGCTGGACGCAGACGATAGCTGGAACCCGGACCCCGGCGTATTCGACGACTGGTGGGGCGCCATCAATCCGAAGCTGATCATTGCCACGTCGATGCTTGGCGTTCCGGCACAGCTCGCGCGTATCCAGGACTACGCCGACAAGATCGGCGCCTATTTCATAAACGACAACTGCGAAAGTCTCGGCGCCTTGACCGACGAGCGCCTACAATGCGGCAGCTACGGTCTCATGTCGACCACGAGCCTGTACTGGAGCCACCAGTTATCCGCCATCGAAGGCGGCGTGATCCTGACCGACGACGAGGAATGCGCGCGGCTTTGCCGACTGCTTCGGAATCATGGCTGGACACGCGGCACCGACCCTATCGACGGCTTCGACGACGAGATCAAATTCGTGCTGCCCGGCTATAACCTGCGCGGCCTGGAGATGCACGCCGCCGTTGCTCGCGAGCAGTTGAAGAAGCTCAATAAGGGCGCTGGAGAGAGGATAACAAATTTCCTCAATTTCCGCGATCAAGTGCGGAAGTTGGACAATCACCTAATAAAGCTGCCAGATGTCGGGCTGACCTCAAATCCCTTCGGCATCCACATGAGGTTCGGCGATAACGCCACGCGCAACCACGTTGCCGCCAGCCTGCGGGCCAATGGCATTGACTGCCGCATGCCTGCCGGTGGCTCGCTGCGGCTACAGCCCATCGGCTCGCGCTGGGGCGCACAACAGACGCCTCGCGCGGACGAGATACATCGCAATGGACTTATGATTGGCAATGCCCCGTTCCCGATCCCGGACAAGATCGAGAAGGCGGCGAAGGTCATAAGGGAGGCGCTGGCATAATGGAATTACTCGCAGCCTACATCGCCTGGCTGATCGCGAAGAAGATCGTCGGATGAGCAACGTCAAATGGGCCATTGTCGCGTCGTTGGGCTGGACGGCCGCGATAATCGCTGAGGCCAATGTGGTCACGCTGTCACCCGGACCGCTCGGCTATGCGGCGGTTATCCTCAACGTCGCATCCCTTATCGGCGTCTGGGGTCTGGCAGCGGTCTGTGCGCGCCACTGACTTTCTCAATGATTCTCTGGTCTACTGGTTTGTGCGCCAGAACACCAATCGCGCAATGCAGACGCGCGACGACCATGAAGACGCTGGGCTGCTGCTCGACAAGCACGGGCTGCCAAGACACAGAGACGACCGCGTAAAGGACTGGGATCAGTTACTGGCGCTGTACCACGCCATGCGACTCACTAGGCAATTCGACAACATACTGGACGCAGGCGCCAATTGCCCGAGTGATTTTCTACAGGGCATGAGCCTCCTCATGCGCCACTCGCTCACGGGTATCGGGCTCGGCATTCATGATCGCCAGATGCCGCATGCGGATTATCTGAATGGCGATATCACGGCGACGCCGTTCGACAATTCTACCCGCACCTTCGTCGCCTGCATCTCGGTCATCGAACACGGCGTCGACCTGCGGGCATTCTTCAAGGAGATGGGCCGTATCATCCGCCCCGGCGGCCATCTATTCGTCAGCTTCGATTACTGGATGGACCCTATCGACACGGGCGGCCGCATGGCGTTCGGCGCTCCAGTCAAGGTATTCGATGTCGAGGACATCGCGCTCATGCTGCGATTGGCAGAGCACAGCGGACTAGAGATCACGGGGCCATTCGACGTGGCATGTCGCGACCGTGTGGTCCATTGGATCGACGGCTTAGAAGACTACACGTTCGCGAACATGCTCTTCCGGAAAGTCTAGCTCTGCGGCAGATACAGATACGTCGCGAAGTGGGCGAGCGCGCGAGCTTCGATATTCGTGATGGTTGCGATGCCGTTCATGGCGGTCTCCATTGCTAGAATTTGCCGTGCAGCAGCAATCTTACGTCGGCAGCATGGAGTTTACCAATCCAGCTTTCCCGGTCACTGACGCCATAGGAAATGAGCAGATCGCCGTCGGGATGCTCGCATAGACCAGCCGCGAACTCGACCCCGCGATGATGGAAGTAGAACGCATCGCTCCAGCGCTTTAGCGCAAACTCCTTGTCCAGCCAGATAAACCGGTGGACATAATGGCGCCGCGAACCGCCGTCTTCTCGCCACAGGACTTCGTGGATTAGGCCCAGCCAGCCATCATCGAAGGCGATTAACTGAGTGCCGCCGCGGAAGTGGTCGGCCGCGATGGGCGGTACGCTTTCCCAATGACCCCGGTCGCTGCTCCGGTCTATGACCAAAGTCGGGTCGCTGCCATAGAGAAAGTAAATCTCTTCCCCGACGCGCAGCGGCATCCAGTTCTTTTCGTTTCGTTCGGTATCCTCTTCGCTGAGTTTCACGTATGTCTCAATTCCCGCTAGGCGCAGTTTGCACCTCCACTGCTCGCAACGGCCGTCCGCGTTGAATTGCCGGGCCGTCGCTGAAAAATAGAGTTTGCCACGCCACGAGAAGAGCCGGGCGTCCTCGAAGCCAAGCACCTGGCCGTATAGCGGTGGCGGCAGCTTGTAGATCGGCCGTATCTCGCGCGCCATCTCCACACGCAGGTCGGGCCGCAGGTCCAGCAGCCAATTGCGCGTTGTGATCGGCGCACCGTCAGGCGTCGGATAGGCGCAGGTCATTTCGTCCATCTGGTAGTTTACCGTGCGCTGGATCATGACCAGCCGACCGCCATGCCTTGTGATCGACGGGTTCATGACCGTCCAGCCTTCGGGCGGCGTCCAGTCTATGGATGCGCGGCTAAACGAAGGGCACAGCATCGCCATCGGCTGCATGTAATAGAAAAGGTTTGAGCGGGCCAGTTCTCGCGTTGCCTGGGGCACATGCCGCGCCAAGGCCAGATGTTCGCAGGCCAGACGGCCCTTCGCCTTGATCGACGGATCCGATGAATAGAAGCCGGCGATCGACAATTCCTCGAAGAGGCCCCAGGCATAGACGTTATCCTCGACGAAAAGCAGGTCATCAGGCCGAGGCAAGCGCAGGCCCTCGCGAGCAAACATGCTGGCGACAGCATTGGAGCCCTTCTCCCGATGATAGCGCGCGAGATCGTACAGCGGCTCAGCGCGGGTCGGGCGCATCGCGTAGGCTCCCAGCCAAGCCTTCATGGCATCGGCATCCATGGCTAGGGCCCGATAGCAGCGCGCCTGGTTAAGGCGAGCACTCCACGACTCTTCTTCCCAGCCACCCATTTCCGCCCGCTTCTTGTAAGCAACGACGGCCGCGCCGTGTTTGCCATCGTCGCGATATGACTGGGCTAGGTAGTACCAGCTCCGCGCGTCCTTCGGATTGTCGCGTATCGCTCGTTCCAGCATGTCGATATCGCGCTTGAACTTTCCCTCGCGGTTCGCCCCATCGGCATGGTCAATGAAATACGCACCATCGAGGTTGACCGGCGGCACAGCCGTATCCAGGTATTCGTGAGTGACGCCGACATACCTAGCGTCCATGCTTCGCGGTAATAGGCGCGTATTATAATAGCTCAGACCCCCGCCCTTCTGGATCAGCCGCGCGGGAGTACCATTGAGCCGCGAGAAGGCGTCCGGGTCATCGACCTTCAACTCCATGTCAGCGTCCATGAAGAGAATGTAGTCGGCATCAGAGAACGTCCGCGCAGCCGCCAATGCGCTGTTGCGCGCCTTGCCAAAATTATCGAACCCCGATTGGATCAGACTTCCTTTGATGCCGTGATCGAGAAAGAACCGGTTGATGATATCAACTGTTTCGTCGGTCGATCCGGTATCCGAAATGCACCACTCGGAAATGTACGGCGCCACCGAGGCAAGGCAGCGCTCAATGCGTGCGGCTTCGTTCCGCACGATCATGTTCAGACAAATCGTAGGCATAGTTCCCCCGCTAGACTTCAAAGGCCGTGATTGACGTGTTCTCGATGGTTGCCAAATTAGCGGCCGTCGCCTGCATGCCGACATCAAGCCAGTAGGCCGTCGAGACGACAAGACCGGTGATGACGGCATGAAGCGCGAACGGCGCACGCGCAGCGGTGGTTGCCGCGATGAACTTCACGGCCGAGCCCGCCGTGCTGCCTGTCACGCCCGCGCCGTTTGCTGGCGCCGAGCCTGTACCAAAGTAAATCTGAAGCGTCGCACCGCTACCAGTGGCGCCGTCAAAGGCGTCGCCAGAGATCATGACGACGACGCGCCCGGTGACGGCCGGAGTAATCGCGCCGGCAAGCCCCATCATCTTGACACTGGCATTCGTGCTCGAGCCGGTCGTCGAGGCCACATTTTTCTGCGACGTGACGAGCGTCGTAAATGGCGGTGTTGCCCCAGTCGGCCCAGTAGCGCCTGCCGCCCCGCCGGCACCTGCTGCTCCCGTCGGTCCTGTCGATCCTGTTGCGCCGACAGCGCCGCCGCTTCCTTGCGCCCCTTGTGCGCCCGTTGGGCCCGTGGCTCCGGCCGCACCGCCAGCGCCCTGACTGCCTTGCGCTCCGGTGGGGCCAGTAGCGCCCACGGTTCCCTGTGAACCCTGCGTTCCTTGCGCGCCCTGGCTGCCTGTTGGTCCTGTCGCCCCGACCGTTCCTTGTGATCCGGTTGGCCCAGTGGCGCCTACTGTTCCCTGCGCGCCACCCGGTCCAGTTACGCCCTGCACGCCCTGTGTCCCTTGCGGGCCGGGTGCGCCAGTAGGGCCGGCGTTGCCTTGGGCGCCACCAGGGCCCGTTGAACCAGTGGCTCCCTGAGAACCTTGCGCGCCAACGGCACCCGTAGGTCCGGTGGCTCCCACCGCGCCATCATTGCCCGGAACGCCCTGCGCGCCAGGGTTCCCAGCTGCACCAGTAGCGCCAACTGAGCCTGTCGCGCCGATGGCCCCTTGGGCGCCAGTGCTACCAGTGGCGCCGACGGATCCCGTGGCGCCCGCCGAGCCAGTGGGACCCGTAGCTCCCGGATCGCCGACAACGCCTTGGTCGCCCTGCGGTCCGAACGGCCCAGTCGGTCCGGTGGTGCCACCGGGTCCGGTTGGACCAGTAGCACCGCCCTGCGGCGGCCCACCATCGCCGACCGTAAAGGGCCCCTTCCAGACAGCAATGTGGCCAGGTTGCACATCGCCAACGCCGGAGATCGGGCCGAAGAGATTGCCGCTATCAGCGGGCCAACTCATACTACGGCCCCGTCGGGCCGGTCGGGCCTGTAGCGCCAGTGGCTCCGGTATTTCCCGTGGGGCCTGTGGCACCCGCCGCAGCCGTGGCGCCTGTCGTGCCGCTGGGACCGATGGCGCCAGTAGGGCCAAACTGCCAGCTCGGTCTCTGATAAGTGGGCACGCGCTGATAACTACGCGGCCCGATGCTGGGGCCTTTCCCAGGAGGCACGCGGAATGAGCGCGGCGCGGTCATGCTGGCGCAGGCGCCTTTCGCAGATCAATCATCGCTGCCATCGGGGAGCCGATAATGGGCATGACTGGCGTCGCCGTCTTCGGCATCGGGCGCTCTAGTGTCACCTTCTGCTCGCCGACATGCGCGCATTGGAACGAAAGGTCCAGGTCACACCATATCTGGAAGCCCCCGCGGCGCGCCTTGCGGGAGAAAGCATAGTCTTCGCTGAGATATCCCTTGGCGCCGCCGTCGAATTCCTGCTTTGCCGCCGCTTCCAGCCACGCCCGAATACTCTCATTCTTGCGAATGTCTTCTTCGATTTCCGCCGGAAGCGGCAGAGCAAATGAATCGCGCAGCACGCCGATCAGATTGTCGACCGCCGGGCCGCCCCGCCGATAACACTCGAAGTACCAGGGCCACGCCAGCTTGCGGTATACGTCTGCCTTGATCAGCATGAGACCGCCCGGCATGTAATCCGCTTCGATCAGTCCGCCGCCGGACAGGTCGCGCTTCTCACCGAGAAAATGCCCCAGCGTCTTGTGGGGAGGTAGGCGCATGTTGTAAGTGGCACCGACGATATCCTTGCCGTGCTTCAGCAGCCGCAAGATCGCATCGGCTGGGTAGATCATGTCGGAATCGGTCCAGAACAAATAATCCGCGCCGCCTTCGCCGACATTGATCGCCTTATCGACCAAGTTGTTGCGGGCCTTGCTCACCATGCTTCCCGCCTCGTTGATCACGCCCATGGCGAGCCCATTGGCAACGCTATGCGACAGCACTGCCGCAAGCGATACGGCGAAGTGATTCGAGACGCTGGAGGATGACGGGCAGACGATGGCGATGCGCGGCACCCGCTGGGTGATTTGCGGCTTATCGGTCGGCGGCTGGACTGCCGAACCGTTCATCAACTTTTTCCGTGCGGCTTCGCCCATATCAGTTCATCCGCAGGCGCTGATTGGCCACGATGATGAATTTCTGCTGCATCTGGTGCGCCAGCCCCGCAACGCGGACATAGCGCTCGTCGCCGCGCATAATGGCCAGCGCGCGCAAGTAGCCCTCGAATGCCTTGATTGCCTCGATGGCCTTGCTGATGACTTCGTTTTCCGAGCGCAATTGCGTAACGCTGTCGCGGCTCATGCGGCTTCCTTCTCCTGCATCTCGGCCTCGGCCTTGGCCTTGATGGCCAGATACGCGGCATCCGGCTCGCGCTTGTCGCCGAAGCGCTGGGCAAAGTCCTCGCTCTTCGACAGGCGGAACTTGTCTTGTCGCTCGAATTCGTCGATCAGTTGCGGCCGGTCGACCCATTCCGCGCCTAGCGTCTCGGCCATCTGTTTTGCGATTGCAATGCGCTTCGGCCGCATGGCGGCAAAGTATCCGGCCCAGAACTCGAAGTCGCGCCCGTTCTGGGTTTCCTTGCGCTGGTAGTTGATCGTGCAGGGCATCGTCAGCGCCGGCGGCCCCCAGATCAGCATGTCGATTTCGAAGGCATGCGAGTCGCAGTACCAGAACGGATAACTCGAATCGTAGGGTTCCATGTTCGGCCATGCGTCCAGCACGGCGCGCGGTAAGGCCGGGCAAATCTGGCCGTGGCCTGGCGCATTGAACCAGAGTACGCGCTTGGGGTAAGCGATCGCGCACTGGGCCACAATCTGGTCCCACTCCGGGATGATCGGCATGATGCGATCGCTCATCATGCAGACGACGCCGGCGTCGGGAAGTTGGAGCAGCGGGCGATTCCATAGTTCGCCCAGGCCCCCGGGCCGCTTCTGGACAAAGAGACGAATGGGCGCGTCGGGCCAATTGAGTGACATGAGGTGCATCGCTTGCCCCGTCACGTCGTCATCCTCGTCGACCGAGATATCGAATTCAACTTGATGAAGTTGGCTGCGAAGCTGCCAAGCCATCATGATCGCGGCGATCAACTCGAGCGGCCGACCGCGCGACGGAAAGACGTAGCTAACTAACACTATCCAAGAGCCCCCGCCTTGGTTCCGGCGCCCGTACCCAGCGCCGTATTGGCCGCGGTCAATCCGCCACCTGTATTAATCTCGCTCAATGTCTTCGCGGCGTCAACCGCAGGCTGCGCGATATTCTGGATGGTGTTGGCTGCGTCATGCGCCTGCTGGGCCTTCTGCATCGCCTGCGCGCGCAGTTCGCGGACCTGCTTGACCATCTGCTCGCTGTTCATGATCTCCGGGCTCACGTTCATCAGGTCGGCGTATTTGTCGATGAAAACGTCGGTGTTGATCTTGTCCAACGCCGGGTTCGGCCCTTGCTGGGTTGCCGCTTGGAGATTGCCGACGACGCCGAGCAGGCGCTCCATACCGGCGGTCGCCGCAGCCTTCTGGGCCAAGGCCAGCATGCTCACATACTCGATCTTCAGGCCGACACCGCGCAGAGAGGGAGGCACTGGCGGCAACAACCGCCGGCGCGCCATAATCCCGAAGATACGTTTGATCAGCGGGGCCAGCACTTCGTTCTGCAAGCGCTCGATGACCGGGCCCAGCACCTGAAGTTTTTCCTGCTGGCGCTGGGCGACTTCGTAGGCGGTCATGTCCTTCGTCGCCTGGCTCAGCATCAGGAACAGGTCGTTGAAGAAGCCCTTCTGGATGCGCTGCTGAATCTGCTGGATATCCAGCATCATGTGCTGGAGGTCGAAGGTAACGTCGTAGATCGACTTGATGCCGCTGTTCGGGCCCAGATTGGTCACGTAGTTGATGTGGCCCGGGAGAATGGACGACGGCTGATTTTTCATCTCGACGCTGGCCTGGAGCGGCGGCCGGACAGTCTTCTCGATCGCCTCGGCCTTGCGCTTGGTCTCCACTTGCAACTGCATGATGTCCGGCAGGGCGTCCATGCCAGGCGACCGGCCATAGGGGTCGTTCGCGGTCACGGCCCAGCGCGGCGCAAAGGCGGGAGACTCCTTGAAGCCGCGAATGGAAAGCGGCCGGGCGTTCTGTTCGCCCCAGACCCAGTAGACTTCGCGGAAGGCGAAGTCGCCCTTGATCAGTTTCATCTCCTGGCCGTTGGTCGTGACCGGGAAATTCGGCTGGATCGCGTGCGCGCAAATGCGCTCGGTCTCTAGGGCGCCCCCCTTGGTCTGCCACATTGCTTGAATGGTCGGGGGGCAATTCTCCAGCCCGAACATCTCGACGAACTGCGAGATGGTCAGATTGTAGAGGCGGAAGATGCTCTCGACGCGAAAGGCCGGCGAGACGGCGAGATAATATTCCCCTGCCGTCAGATTATAGCAGCGCACCAGATCGTGCTCGTCCTCATAGACGATGATCGGCGCCGTGCCGAAGACCACTAGGTCCTCGAACATCTGGGCGAGGCTGTCATAGACATTCGAGTCCGACATGACCTCGTACATGCGGCTTTCGACTTCCGACAGCCATATCTGGCCGGGTCGGTCGATTACCTGGCCCATGACAAGCGCCGGCTTCAGCTTGAACCACGGGCGCGAGGGGGATGTCAGGCCGCTCATCATGCCAGAGGCGCAGACGTGCATGGCCTGCGTGCCAGTCGGGTCGACGATCGCCTGATTGATCGGAAAGCCGCGGATCATGGAATTCGGCGTCGGCCAAGTGCCGGCGCCTTCCGTCAGCCACAAATTACGGCGCGGATGGATGTATGTGGAAAGGAGCGCCCAGTGCTGCTGCCAGGACCAGCGCCAGCTCGTGAGCATGCTGATCTGTGATTGCAGCGCCTGCCAGAGTTCCGGCCAGCCGTCTTCGGGCTTGTACTCATTGAGGTCGATCTCGTTCGGCTCTTGAGCCAAGAGCGCTGCGGACGCGCGCTCGTAGTGGACGATGGGGCCGCCCTCTGGCGCAGTGCTTTCAGCTTGGTCGTCCATGTCAGCCCTTCACGAAGCCGATCGGTATTCGGTTCGGCATGCGGTAAAGCGGCGTGCCGTTTGCATCCAGCAGACCGGTTTTGACCGGGCCATCATCTTCAAGGATCACGGTTCGCGTGGTCACGTCGGCGACAAGCGGATCATCGTCCCATGCCGCTTTGGGCGCTTTCGGCAACGCAATGTATCGGGCGACCATGCTATGCCCTCGCTACCCGACGGCGGAGCACCATCAACCCATGGTCTGTCGGCACGATCCCGCCGAAAGCCGACCTGACAAGACCGAGATCCATCAGTCGCTTCCGGTGCTCCTCGGGGAAAACTTGTCGCCGAAGACCCCGTGCCGTACCTGCCAGCGCCTCATGTTCGGCATCGGAAAGCTCGGGGAGATGACCCCTACGGCTGCCGCCCAACACATTCTTCGGCGGCGAGGCAGCGCCAGCCGCGCGCTGAGGTTTCCGCGCCTTCATCTACCCGCCGAGCAGGGCGACGGGCGCCGTATTCGTGGGTTTCAGCCCCTGCGCGCCGCCGGTATTGGTCAGGGTCGCATCGCCCGCCGCTGCCGCGCGTCGACGTGTTGACGCCGCCGCCATCTGGACTGCGGGGTTTGCGATCGTCGGCGGGTTCGGTGGCGGAGGCGGCGGAGGCGGCGCGGCCGGAGCGCCGCCGCCGAACAGGCTGGTGATGAAGCCCATGGCTTGCTCTCTCGCAGGATAATTCGATGGCACGCTAGGCGAGGCGCATGGGGAAGTGAAGCCGCTGGACCGAAAGCCGCTTGACTTTGGTTTGTGCAGAATGCACTAATGCCGAGCCAGCGGTGATAGGGCTCGGTTACTTCCTTGCATGATGGAAGGGGCGCAAGCCCCAACCGGGGCCACACGTTCCCTGGCGCTGAATTTTGATCGGTGGTGTAGAGACCGGATACTTCCTTTGGTAGGACGAGGCCGTTGGTTCAAATCCAACTCGGGGCGTAAGTCCCGGTAGCTCAGGGGTAGAGCGCGTACGTTTCCGGTTTCGACGGTTCCCCGATCACTGGTTTTGGAGGGTGGCGAAGAATACGGTTCCTTCGCAAGAAGACAGTAGGTTCGAATCCTACCTCTTGGGCCACCAAGAGGCGCCCAATCTCGGTCAGGGCAACCCGTGTTCGACTGTTCCCCCTCTGCTGAGACGATGCCGATGGTGAAGCGTTCGGGTGCATCTTGAAAATGTGACCCCGGACGCGCCAGTTCCTCGGCGCTGAATACGGCCGGTGGCGCAGTCGTTGGTTACTTCTAGCATCTGTTTTGTAAACAGAAGAAGCTGATGGGCGAAAGCCCGGCAACCAAAGGCGAATATTCCCCGGCCGCTCAGCGCCTCAACCAAGGAGGCGACGATGCGTACCAATACCCGTGCGAAGGCCGTGCCGAAGTTCACCCATGAGGGTGCTCCCGCTTATCTCCATCTGACGCCCGAGCAGCAGTTGCGCCGCTCGGTCATGTCCTGCCTGCTCTGGGAATCGGAATTCTATGAGGACGGCGTGACCATCGCCGACCGGATCCTGGCGACGGCAAAGCAGTGCTCGCCTACCGTCGTGGCCAATCTCGCCATCGAGGCGCGCACGAAGTTCAACCTGCGCCATGTGCCCCTGTTGCTCCTCATCGCCCTGGCCGAGATCGGCCGCGGCACGCGGCTGGTCAGCGAGACGATCGAGAAGACGATCCAGCGCGCCGATGAGCCGGGCGAACTGCTCGCCATGTACTGGAACCCGAAGAAGCGCCCCATCGCGGCCCAGATCAAGAAGGGCCTGGCGACGGCCATTCGCAAGTTCAACGCCTATTCGCTGGCGAAGTATGACCGCGACGCCAAGGTGAAACTGCGCGACGTGCTGTTCCTCGTTCATGCCAAGCCGCAGGACGAAGAGCAGGCGGCCGTCTGGAAGAAGCTCATCGACGGAACGCTGGAATCTCCCGATACGTGGGAGGTTGCGCTGTCCGCCGGCGCCGACAAGAAGGAGACCTGGGAGCGGCTGCTGCGCGAGCAGAAGCTCGGCTACCTGGCCCTGCTGCGCAACCTGCGCAATATGGCCCAGGTGAACGTCGATAGCGGCCTCATCCGCGACGCATTGCTCGCCCGCAAGGGCGCGCAGCGTGTGCTGCCGTTCCGTTATGTGGCGGCGGCGCGCGCCTGCCCGCAGTTGGAGCCGACGATCGACACGGCCCTCAGCGAAGCCATTGCCGAACTGCCGGTATTGCCTGGCAAGACGGCGATACTGGTTGACGTGTCCCGTTCGATGGACGACCGGCTCTCGGCGAAGTCGGATATGACGCGCGTGGATGCTGCGGCCGCGTTGGCTTCGATCCTGCACGGCGACATCCGCATGTTCAGTTTCAGCGATGCGGTGGTCGAGGTCCCTCCTCGCCGCGGCATGGCGGGCGTCGACGCGCTGATGAAGAGCCAGCCGCACAACGGCACGCGCCTGTTCGATGCGGTCCAGATGATCAATGACCAGGTGACTTACGACCGGCTCATTGTCGTCACCGACGAGCAGGCCGAAGGAGCACAGGCTCGCCTGCGATTCGGCCATTACATCCAGGGCACGGTAAGCCGCATGCCGGATCCCAAGGCGCGCGGCTATGTGATCAACGTGGCCTCGGCCCAGAACGGTGTGGGCTACGGCAAGTGGCTGCATATCGACGGCTTCTCGGAACAAGTGCTCCGTTTCATTGTTGAGCACGAGTCGACGGGCAATGAGTCCGAAGCAGCTTAGGGAGGCAGGCGTCAGGCTCTACGGCGAGTACGGGTGGCAAACCCGGCTCGCCGAAGAGCTGGAGGTTGACGGGTCGACAGTGCGGCGCTGGGTCTCAGGAGCAGTCCCAGTGCCACGCCCCGTCGTCAAGGCGATCGAGTGCTTTCTGCAGAGGAAGAGTTAGCGCCGCTGCCGGATTGCTCCGATGGCATAAGCCTCGGCCATCGGATCGTATTCCACCTCATGGACATTTTTCTTCTGCAGCAGCGCACTGTGGTCGCTCGGCTGGATCGGCAGCGCGAAGGTGAGCGCCAGCGCATCGGCGAGGTCGGGCGAGGCTAGGCCGCGCTTCTTCATGTCCTGTTTGCGTTCCAATTGAATCGCGTAGCGGCCGGCTTTGGTCGCATAGCCGAATTCCCGCCCCGTCAGGTCGGCCAGCAAGTCATTGTCCTTCGGGATGGCGCCGTACTTCAGCCATTCCTTCATGATGCCCCACATCTCCGCGGCCCAGTCAAAGTTTGAGATGGCCCCTTCCTGGGTCTCCTGCGCGCGCATGGGCTTACCGCCGAACTGTACCTCGATCACCGGCTGGCGCAGCATGCGCAGGCGGTCGATGACGCCGCCGCCGACACCGCCGCCGTCGACGAAAATCGCGTCCGGGTGGTGCTGCTCGGACAACTGCACGATGCGGGCAGCCAGCGTCATGGTATCGACGCCGTTGAAGCGTATCCACGGCAGGTAGCGCGCATCACGGCCGCGGCGGAAAGCGATGACCGTGGCGTCGTCACCGAAACGCGCCACGTCGACGCCCATGATCAACGGGTCATAGATGGTAGCCGTCGGTTCGCGATCCTCGCCCATGGCTGACTCGGCCACCTCGCTCGAGATGAACTGCATGGAGCCGGCGCGCGGGAAGACGCCGCGCACGCGCACGCGAACGAAGTCGCTATCCTCGCCGTAATCCTTGATCCATTCGGCGATCTGTTCCTTGTTCGTCAGTCGCGCGGTGCGGCTATCGACCTGGCGCGTGAGCCAGCGATGGCGGAAGCGCCCGAAGCATTCACGGAACCGCCCGGAGTTTTTCGTCGGGTTGCCGAAGACGGCCCAGATGATTTCCGTATTGACGTCGGTGAGCGCGCCCTCGGCGACTTCCCAGATTACGTCCGGTATGGCGCTCGCCTCGTCGAAGAGGCAGATGATGCGGCGGCCCTGGTTGTGCAAACCAGCAAACGCTTCCGTGTTGTTCTCAGACCACGGGATGAAGTCGATGCGCCAGGTACGCGCGTGATCATCGTCGACCGAGAAGATGGCTGTGGCCGTCAGCTTGAACCAGTGACCGCAGATGCAGAGACGATGCCACTTCGCTAGTTCGGGATGCGTCTTGGTCCGAAGCTGGGCTTCCGTGTTGGCCGTCACCACGCCACGGGTATCGGGCATGGTGCTCATGGCCCAGAGGATGATCCATGAGACAAGCGCCGACTTGCCGACGCCATGGCCCGATGCCACCGCCTCGTGGATGACCTGCTGGACCGTCTTCAGACCGTCTCGGATATCGCTGAGGCAGGCAATCTGCCATTCGTCGGGACCCTGATGGTCGACAAGCTCACCTTGCCCCCACGGGAAAGCGAAGCGCACGAAGCGCAGCGGGTCCTTCGCACACTTCGCGATCTCGAGCAGAAGTTTTGCTTCGGGGTCTTCCGAGGATGCCATCAGCCGCCCCAGACGAAGAGCAGCGCGGCGAGGCCGAGGATGTAGCGCGTGGTCAGGTCAATCACGCGGCCGCGGCCAGTCTCTCGCGGAGGGCATAACCCATGAGCGGCCAGAGTTGGCGAATTGCGTCTTCGCGCGCGAACTGCCTACCAAGGTCGGCATTGAAGTTCTCTGGCGAAGCGGGTGCACTCTTGCCAATCACCGTGAAGCCATTCTTCATCACGATCATGCAGATAGTGAGGACCTTCAGCGAATCATGCACCGGGATGCCTTCGCCGAGTGCCTTATCTGCCGTGAAAGAATATTCGGCGCTGATGGCCTCGTTGATCTTGGCGAGGCTGACGCGCTCAGCCTTGGCAACCGCCTGCGCTTCGCGGTCGGTCTGTTCGATGCTCATGTATCGTCTCCCTCTTGCGTTGGCGTGACGTCGACGACGGGCCCAGCAACCTGCTTGATCGCCTGGTCCAGCCGCTCGGCGAGGCGATGGGTATGCTTGATCTCGCCTTCGACTTTCACGGTGTTGCCGATGTAGATGTCCTTCAGGTGGCCGAGCGCCTTGATGCGATCGACCATCCTGATCTTCATGCCGTGTTCGCCTTCCTCGATCGACGCGACGGCGGCGAGTTGCTTGCTGTTCAGGTTTGCACTGGACTTGAGCTTGACGCCGTTCTCGTCCCACTCGGCAATATCGGTCACGCGGCCCGCGACAATATCCTCGAATTCCTTGGCGATGCGCGCCGCACCGATCTGCTTGGCCTCGTCGCTCATGAATGCTTCGGCGGCCCATGCCAGCAACCGTTCGCGGTTCATCGGCCGCCGCGTCTTGGGATCGACCGGCGGCGCCCCGAATTCCTTCAGCACATCCTTGTAGCCGCCGCCGTTGCCGTAGATTTCGAGGATGCGGCCAGCAATCAGGATGCGCGTCGAGATATCGTGGCGCAGGCCCTTGACGCGGCCCATGCTCCCGCCCTTGGTCTTATCGACCAGGCGCTGAATCGCCTGCGACGTCTTGGGCTTCACGCTGCGCCCCCGCGCGCTGTTTCTACTGGGCCTTGGTCTTCAGCCCATGGGTTGCCGCGTCGACGCCAGCACAGCTAACGGTGGGCCACGCCGACGTATCGCAAATCTGCACGTTCTGAATCGTCGTCTGTGCGTGAGCGATGCCGATGGCATTCGTCTGCATGAAGCTGACGGTCTGCAGGCCGGCGATGACAGCGAGAAAGGCGAGAGCGAGGTTGATCTTCCATGGTTTCATGGTGGTCTCCTTCGGGGTCAGGTTATCACAGGGCCAGCGGCGACACCCGCGCCGCGTATTCGTGGCAGTTGTCGCACATGCGGTGCGCGGGCCCGGTGGACTTGAAGATGGCTTTGCAGCGCATGCAGGGGCGCTTTTTGGGCGCGGGCCGCGGCACGAGGCTGTAGCCCAGCATGTGGGCCTTGGCGAAGATGATGTCGACGGCGAATTTCAACTCGTCGGCGATTTCCTGGGGCGTGTATCCGACGGAAGCGAGGCAGCGCAGACGCAAGGTGTGCGATCGCGTCCAGCGGCTGTCCAGGACTTCAGTCATTGGCTGCCGCCGCTATCAGGAACGGCATCATTCATCTGCCAGCGCTTCCCGCCGGTCCCATGCTTCGTACTTCGGACGGGCGCGATGTTTCTTGGTATCGCGCCAGTTCAGCTTCGGCAGTTCGAGCCGCCGCGGCATGACGGTGAGGATCCACACCTCCGGGTAGCGCACGATGACGAGGACGATGTGTTCGCCCCGCCACGTCGCCAGGTGGCGCTCGCGGCGCTGGCCATCCGGCCGGTTCGACGGGATATAGCCCAGCAGGACGGTCTCGCGCTCACGGATGCGGCGGCGCAGTTCATCGAGGTCGCCGTAGGTCAGAGCGATGCCGTAGCGCTCATAGGCGCGCTCGCCCGGGTGATTGGTCGCGACGCGAGCCGCTTTTCCCATAAAGGCCCCCTTGGGTGCGGGCATTATTGTTCCCCGCGAAACATTTGTGCAAGTGTCTTGTGGCCAGGCCGAGTTATCCCGCTACCCGTTGTGTCAACAACAACATCTGCGCGGCAGATAAATTACCGTCTTGTAACGGCGCGGCTTTAGTCCTCAAAATTATCACTTGCCGGGGCCAGTCCTCCGGCTGCGCCGGGACTGATCGCCCGGCGGCCTAACCCGGCTCGACGGATAGCGGGACCCCCTCGCGAGTCCGTCGACCGGGCAACTTTACGGGGGATTGCGCCATGACCTGCCAACGTGGAATTATTGAGAACCGGGCCGGACCAGATGCCTGAGACACCGGGCGAGGGGGCGCCAGCCCCTGTCATCAGTCTCGAGGAAGCCCGGGCCGAGAGAGAGCAGCAGGCGTGGCTCGCCGACCTGCCGCGGGACCGCAAGAGCGGCAAGGTGCGGCCGAACGAGAACATTGCCCAACTGGCTCTGACTACCTCGCCGGAATTCCGCGGCAAGATTGCCTTCGACCTGCGGCGTAACGGGCCGGTCACCACGGCCAGGACGCCAGCGGGCGCAGCGGGGCCATGGACGACGGCGCACACCATCGCCACCGCCATCTGGCTGCAGGGCTTGGGCGTCGATATCAAACCCGGCCACATCGACAATGCGCTACTTCCGGTATCCCGCGCAAACGAAGTAAACCCACTCGAATCATGGCTCTATGGCCTAGAATGGGACGGGCAGGAGCGCATCGGCCGATGGCTGGCCACGTATTGCGAGGCTGACGACAGCGAGGCCAACAGCATCATGGGGTCGAAATGGCTCATAGGCGCCGTCGCCCGGGCCTGCAAACCAGGCTGCCGCATGGATTACATGCTCGTCCTCGAAGGCGACCAGGGGGTCAGAAAATCGACCCTGATCAAGGTACTGGGCGGGGAATACGCGGGCGAGAACCTGCCTGACTTCCATAGCCGCGACGCCGTGCAGATCGCCGGGTTCCACTGGATCATCGAAATCAGCGAGCTGGCGGCGATGCGGAAATCAGAAATCGAGAACATCAAGGCGTTTCTGTCCCGCACTGAGGACAGTTACGTAGGAAAGTGGGAAAAGCACCCCGCCAGCTTCAAGCGTCAATGCGTGCTGGCCGGCAACATGAACCCGGACGGGAACGGCTATCTCCTGGATGCCACCGGGAACCGCCGCTTCTGGCCAGTCCGCGTCGGCCAGATCGACATTGAGGCGGTCAAGCGCGACAGGGACCAGATTTGGGCTGAAGCGATGCACTGCTGGCTCCGCGGCGATCGCTGGTGGGTTGACAAGGGAGAACTCGAACCCGTCGCCGCCGAACAAGCGCTCCGCCGCGAAGAAGACCCATGGGAGAAAATCATCGGGCCGTGGGCCCAAACACAGGTAGGAACGTTCACCAGCCTCGACGTCGCCGTCGGCCCGCTCCAGATCAAACCCGAAAACATCAGCCGCGCCGTCTCCACCAGAATCGGGATTGCCCTTAAATTACTCGGGTTTGAGAGGCATAGGGTCCGAGACGGAAATGACCTAAAATGGCTCTACCGACGCCCAGAACCCGTCTGAAACAAACCAATCTGTTCCTACCGTTCCTACCGTTCCATCCTATTTCCTATCTTTCCTATAAACACGTGTTTGTATATGCGTGCATATATATATTATAGGTAGGAACGTAGGAACAAGTAGGAACAACGTAGGTAATACACGGTGTTCCTACGTCCAGACACAGGTAGGAACATTGGCACCGTAGGAACATCGACCGGAGTTCCAAAAATCAGCAAAAAATTTGCGGGGAGATAGGTGAATGGGAATCCGCCTAATAGGCGACCCTACCCCCTGCGCGCCCGGAGACTGGAGAGATTTTCTTCTGGCCCTGGACCGAGCTGCAACCCTGCTGGCGCGCGATCGGCAAGCCTCGGCCGATAGCCAGCCGCGCCATGCTCGAGGACGGCCGCGGCAAAGGATGGTGACCGGGCTGCCCACTAGATGTTGTGGTTTAGGGCTGGCGCCGATAGGGTATTGCAACCGCAGGATAATAGGCCAATGCTGCCAAGCTATTGCAAGGCAACGGATTTGGCATAATATTCCTTTAACGCTCCCCGATTGGAACTATCTCATTTTTCGCGGGATAGATTTGCCAAGAATGCCGCATGTTGTTCGGCCCTGTGCCGGCGAGCGTGGCAATCAGCACATAACCAAATGACCTCGAGCGGCTTGCTGTAATCCTCATGGTGCGCGTGCTGGCTATAGGCCCCACAATCCGCGCAATCGGTCTGCCTAATCGTGCCCGCCTTCAATGCCGCATTGACCTGGCGATAGATTGCCGCACGCTCTGGAGTGATGACGCCAGCCCGAGACTTGCGGCCGCGCAGCTTATCCGGCGCCCCATACAACTCCGCCATAAGCCCGATCATTTCCGCATAGCGATCCATCCGCGCAGCCTAAATCCCGGCGCTGCAGATTTCCAGACTGGCGGGAGAATATCTCAAAAAAGGTTCCCCCTCGCCTCACACCCTGATATGCGGCTCACACTGGGGTGTGCGGTTAACTGGTATCTGGTTAATTAACTGGAATGTGGTTAAGCCGGGCGTTTCTCGGCAGCGAGTACTTTGGCCGAGGTGGCAAGTTGCCTATACAACTTTGAGGCTGGTTGTCTATACAACTTGCGGGGGCGTGTTAGGGGCGGGCTGTAAAAAAATAAGTGTCTAATTCGCTTTGCAGTTCAATGGCTTGGGGAGTTATCCACAGAAAAGATAGCGTTAGGCTATTGACACTGAATTAGCGTGCTGCTATTTAGCGGGGGAGGCGAGCGATCAGGCTTGCTGGAGATAGGGAGCAAGGGAAATGCAGACTGCAACAATGAGCGAGCGAGACAAGATGGTCGCCGCGGTGCGCGCGATCGCGGATGCAATCGTGGACGGGATTAGCGCGGCCGGGAGTATGGGCGCGCCGTCTGGGCATGTTTACGCGGCCTTGATGAGTACCGGCATTAGCTACGAGCAATACTGTTCCTTTATCAATGCCCTCGTGGCCGGCGGCAAGATCCGGCAGCGCGGCAATCTGCTATTTGCCGCCTAGGTCTGTCTCAGCCAGGGGCGAGCGTGGAGGCTTCGCCCCCACCTAAGACAGACTGAACGCAACAGGAGGAAACGAGCATGACGACGACCAAGACCGCCCAGCACACGCCCGGCCCGTGGCAGGTTCACAAAACCAATGCTTCCCGGTTTGGCATTCGATCGGGCCAAGACAGCCTTGCAGACGTATGGGCCATGATTGGCTCACCCGTCCTGATGGATCGCGCCCATGAGGGCGAAGCCAACGCCCGGCTTATCGCGGCGGCGCCCGACCTGCTGGCGGCGCTGCAACTAATCGCAGCGCATGAGCCAGTGTGGGGCATCAGCCCGCAACTTGACGTGCTGATAAATACCTGGATAGCCGACGCCCGCGCCGCCATCGCCCGCGCAATAGGTGCAGCATGACCCTCAACACCGCCGAGGCCTTAGGGCTGGCCGTTGTGGTGGCGTTCGTCTACGCCGCGATCCGTGCCGCCGATTACTTCGGGGCGCATTTCCTGGACCCGCTGGGCCTGTGGCCGTTCTGACTGCATCGCGGAGGGCCGGCGCGTTGCCGACCCTCAGCCATGCCGCCGGATAGGCCGGAAGCAGCAGACGGAGGATAAGACCATGGTTGCCGAGTGCATTGAAACCCTGCGCCGCGCAGGCATCGCCTACGACGACGCCACGGCATTGCGCCGCATCGCCATGACCCTGCATCGCTGGCACGAGCTGGAATGCGGCACGGATAACGGCGCCATAGAGCGCGACGAGGTGACGGGACGGACATATTGGCGGCACCCTGAATTGAACAAGCGCTTCCCCTGCGCAGACCGTGAGACTGGCGCGCGCAAGCGGCTGGCCAAGATCATGGCGAAGTATCCGACGCTTTCCGCCTACATCCAAGGCGACCCGCGCGGCGCTTCGCTCTACATCCTGCGGCCGGGCGATGTGCCGGAAGGCGCCGAGGTCGATAGCTACTACAGCCGCGGCTTGGCCGTTTACAAGTAACCCCACCACAACCCAGCACCCGGAGGATAAGCCTATGTTTTCGTTAAAGTTTAAGACGGATAATGCAGCCTTCGACGACAAAACCGAGGAAGTGGCGCGCATTCTGCTGGAGATCGCCCGCCAGCTTACGGAAGGCTATACGTCGGGCCAGGCGACCGACTACAACGGGAACCGCGTCGGCGAATGGCGCCTCACATGACCGCCGGCGCATCGCTGGGCAAGCCCGCGCGATATGCGAACCTGCCCGGCATACCGGAACAAACCGAGGCCGATAAACTAGCGGCGAAGGCCGAGCGGCCGCTTCGCTCGAGCAAGCCGCAACGGCCGGCAGACTTCGGGCTATTCGACACCGGCGCCAGATCGCAGCTCGACCTGGTGGAATATGCGTCGCAACAGGCTGAGGTGAAACCATGACCGCCATCAAGGTCTATGCTCACTCCCAAGGGCATTACGAGGTCCGCAAGGACGGCCTGCGCTGCGGCTGGATCGTGAACCGAGGCGACGGCCGCTGGTGGTATACGCTGGCGCCGGATCCCGGATGGAAGGCAGACGTTAGCCACGTCCTGCACACGACCGACCTAGAAGCGCGACTTGCGGGGTTGACGCCATGAAAGAGCGCGCCCTAGCCACGAACCTGCTGCGGCCGTCCCTGATGACGGCGGAGGAACTGTGCACCTTGGGACAGCAGACGCTAGGCCGCGGCTGGCAGAAGGCATTAGCCAAGCGGCTGGAGGTGCACGTCGTCACGGTCTCGCGCTGGTCAACCGGGCGCCTGCCTATCTCCAAGCCGACCGCGATCGCCATTCGCCATGTGCTCGGCGGCGGGCGCTAAACCTCGACCGGCCTTAGGTGGCTCCTGACTTGCTGGACCGCCGCGCGCAGGGCTGCCACCTCGGCAGCCCTGTCCGCCGGCTCCATCTCCGCCCATGGCCCCTTGGCCTGGCGGGCCAGCTTCAACCGTTCCTCATTCCATTCCAGCAACCGAGCCAGATAGGGCCTGTGCAAGCATGCGGCCTGCCGTGGTTCGCGCTGGTTGTCGGCCCATCCGCTGGTTGCCTTCCGGGCCTGATCGCTTCCTAGGGTCAATTTTAGCCCCTGCATGGCCTTCGCGGCGGCCAATGCCTTCGCCCCTGCAGCCGCCCGGCCATTGACCGAACCGACCAGGCCCATATCCCGGGCCCGATAGTAGACCGCCATGACGGGCCGGCCGATCTTGTCGGCGATCGCTTGCACGGCGGACCAATCTAGTTTCTTAGGATTCCGGCTGATGGCTGGCGACCATAGACGGCGCAGCGCGTCCTTTTCTTCCTGGCTCCAGATATGGCGCGGCTTGGTCATCTCCTCCCCCTTACCATCCTCAGCGTATCCTCGACCGCCGCATAGAGGCAGAACGGCAGCACGAAGCCCATGATGGCGAGGACGAGCAGGGATTTGCCGGCGATCATTTGAGAGCCTCGTCGATCATGGCGCGATATTGCGTCCACATGTGCAAGCGAGCGCATTCTTCGCGGGTGCCCTGATATGTTGCCATCGTGCGGGTGCCCCGCATCACCATCGCCTCTGTCGGATCGAGCATCGCCGCTATCGCCGCGCGGGCTAGTTGATCCAGGTTTAGGCGCCCGTCTACAAAGTCATCAGTTCGGTCGTAGTACAACTCAGCCTCATTGGCGCGCTTCTCCAGCGCATCTTCCAGCGCCTT